CAATCGATGAGGCCGTAAACTGGATGTAGAGGTTTTGAGCGACGACGTTATCCCAAAAGACAACGAACGGCGTACCATCTGCCTGCGTGATGACGTAGGACTGTGCTCCGGTCATTCCGCAACCGCTGTCGCGCTTCGTGTAAATCGCCTGGGCGATCGCGGACGGCGCCGCCGTGCCCGCGACAATCACCCAAATCGAATGCCCCGGAACTCCATTGGAGTCCGTCGTCCCGCCCGTGTTCTCATAAATAAATGCGCTCGTAACCCCGCTGATATTCTCAAGGGCTGCCAAAAGCCCGGCGAGGTAGCCTACCGAGGACAACTGCACAGACTTTTGCCGCCGCACCTTCAAAACCGCATCGGACTCTTCGTTGATCCCGAGAGTCGTGTACGTGGTCGGGTTGTTGATCGAAGTGACGCCGAGAACGATCGTGACGGGGACGGTGATCGTGTTGATTGTCGTCAGGACCGCTCCAGGGTCAGCGGCTTGGAAGGAAAACACGTAGACCCCTGGACCGCTAATGTGCTGAGTAGTCTGGAGCTGCCATTGATTTCCAGCGTTGTCCGCTACGGTGTAGATGGGCTGCGTGGTTTGATCGAGGCCATATAGGTTGAGCGCCTGCGATACCGTGATGGTGACGTTCGTGACGGTGAAGGTGCCGGCCTGCCGCTGAATCCCGTTGATCGCGACTCTCTGATCGAGAATCACGCCGACCGCGCTGTCGGGGTCGAACATATTGTAAATTTGAGTCAGCAGGTCTTGGAGATCGAGCACCGACTGAATGAAAATCATCATCATTTGGCCGTCGGGCGTGTTCGAGGCCAGGTTGATGTCGGACCCATAGATCGACTGCATGGCTGCGGTGAAGTTCGCCACGAGTTCGGCCTGGGTTGCGGTCGTTAGTCCTGATGGACCGATGGAATTTGGCATACTCCCTCCTCACCCCGACCCATTCAGGTCGTATTGAAACGTCCCGGTAATTTGCGAAAAGGTAGTTTGGACCTGGTACTGGATGACGATTGCGCGCGTGTTGTGATTGAGCTGGAGCGCGAGTTGCAGAATTCCAGTGACGTTGGTCGTGTTCAAAATGACGGCTGCGACTGCGAGATTGAGCGCGATCTGATCCTTGCCGCCCAAGAGGTTGAGCCAGTCGATGCCAGCGCCGGTATCAAAGAAACAATCTCCGAGGAAGCACGCCAATCGGGTCTGGATGTTCTCGGCGACGGCGGCGTTGCCGGAAAGGTAGTTGTTTTGACCTCTTCCGTAAGTCCAATCTCCGTTTATATCGAGGGCTCGGATAATCATTCGAGTAACCCCGCAATCTGGTTCGCCGTCGTGGTGAGTTGGTTAGCTACTGCGCTGATGGCCGCCGCATTGACGGGTGGAGAGCTTGGATTTCCAGGAGCCGCGCAGGTGACGGTAATCGCGGATGTAGCCGAGACGAGGCTCTGCACGTTCGAGATCAGATTCTGTAGAAGCGTGTTCAGCGTTGTTTGCTGATTCGCGATCTTGACTAGGCTTGGGCCTACGCCAACGAGGGTCGTTCCGTTTCTGAGAACGGCTCTCGTCGAGTCGTAGTTGGTCAGCACGTTCCCAAGGGATCGGAGACCAACCAGGATCAAGCCGTCTGAGAATGAATGAAGCCGAGGGTTCGAAAGCGCTGCGCCAGCGCCTCCCGAAAACCAATTGTCGATCGCGCGGTCATTGAACAGGGCCAAGCACTCGTCGCCAGTTTGAATCGGAAATGTCAGCGCCGTCGTTCCACCGCCGAGACAAATCACGGGGCAATCGACGAGAAGTGGATAGTTGACGAGGACCGGGTTGTAGAGTCCCGTCACGGAATTGAGTTGATAATAGGTCTTCGGGTAGTTGATCGTCGCCGTGGCCGTCTGCTTCGCCGAATTGAAGCTTTGGATCGTGCCGATGTGATGGGCGTTGAGCGAAAGCAGGATGTCCTTCTTGAGAAGATCCAGAAGGTCTTTCAGGCTCGGTTCGCTCGGTACTGCGTTGAGTGGTAAATTACTCATAACGCCGGCACCGTTGTTAGGGCCTGTGTCCCGTAAAAGAGACCGACCGAAGTTACGGCATCGCCGCACACCGCCTCCGAAATCATTCCGCGATGCTTGATAGAGATGATTTTGTAGAACCCGTTGAAATTCGACTCAGTGATGCTCTGGAGCTGAATTTGCTGGCCGATGACAAGTCGGGGTTCAAAGAGCATGTCGAAATTCAAAATCGTCTGCTCACGAACAGGAGTTCCCAGAAGGCCCGAAGCTGAATTGATGAGGGCGATTTCCCCCTGAAGGCACTCGCTGTCGCCCAGGCAGTTTGCCTTTCCGTTGTCGATGAAAAATCCACCGCCCGTAAGCTCGCGCAGAAGATCCGTTGTCGTTCCGCTATAGGAATTGGCCCTTGAAATCGTGCCGGGATAATTGCCGATAGCCCCGATCGACACGCCCGGCAGCGATCCAGCGAGAGAGGCGATGATCGAAGAGATCGGCGTTCCCGCTGGAAATTGCTGGTTCGTGAATCCGTTGGCGAAGGCAAAACCTCCGTCGTAGGATTCGATCTGCGTGATGACGTTTGTCCCCTCGCGGACGGACCAAGCCTGGGTGATGTTGCCGGTAAAAACTACGGGGAGATTCGTTCCGTAGCCCGCCATGAGAGTGATCTGTCTGAGGTCGCCGTAGTCGTTGACGTTCTTTCGGATTTGATTTCGATTATTCTGCGAGAGGTTGTAGACGCGGATCGACGAGACGTTAGCGGAGGTGAGAATGTTTCGAGTGATGTCAAATTCGAGTGAAAACGGAGGTGCGACCGTGAAGATCGATCCGTCCTGCGTCTGAACCTGCAACTGATAACTGCGCCCGAGTTTATCCACTTTGCAGTAACTCCGTGTATTGGGCGACTTCCTCGGCGCTCAGGATGTAGAGCTGCGAAGCTCCCGACGAAAAATCCTGCTGCTGCGAGGGCTCTCGGTTGTTGTTTGAAAAACAGGCAAGGCCAAACGGGATCTGATTCCGAAATTGGTGAAGCATGTTCGGGCTGTTCGTGATCCGCAGTCCGTTCAGCGTGAAAGATTGATAGACGAGCGACGTGATGAACCAGCCGTACTGCATGGGCACGAATTGGATCGTGAGAGAAAGCGACGTTCCGTCCGGTAGGATGAGGGTCTGCTTTTGAGCTGGATCGGTAGTGATTTGCTGGATGAGGAACATTAGAGTCCTCCCGCAAATGAGCCCGCGAAGTTCGACGAAAGTCCTTGCGAGAGGCTGATCGAGGAAACGGGCGTTGAAGTACCGAGGTCAGTAAGACTTGCCGCTTGTGCAGCCGCGCGCCCCTGAAAGGTCAATGGAATTCCTGGGGTCGTGACGGTCGCGGCAGTGCGGATCATTTTGAACGACACTTCAAAGTCGGTAATCATCCGGGTATCCGCGTCCTGGATGGCTCGAAGACTTTTGATCGCCATGTTTTGAAAAACGGCCCAAGGCGTCTGAACGGTGAAAAGTGTGCGCGAGCGCCAGTACCCGTAGAATTGCTGGAAGACGATCTGTTGCTTGGTCTGATTGGGCTGGAGAGAAATTCCCTGGCTGCTGATGACGCTTTCGCCGCCAGTTCCACTGAGCGAGCTCCACGCCGCAACCGCTGAGTTCACGGCGTTGAGCCCAACTTGATAGAGCTGAAATGCCGTGTTGTAAGCGAGAAGCGCCGTCAAGGAGAGAACCGGCGTGTAGGCATCGACGACAGTCAGTTTGTCCGCGATGGCCTTAACCGGCGCGAGAGCTGCCGGAGCCACGTCGTTGAGTTCGCCGATAAACCCGTGCGTAGTGATGGTCTCGGGTCTCAGGGCGATCTGATCCTGAATAGCGGTATTGTCCTCGATGTAGTGATCGGTGATGTCGCTTTCCAACCCGACCGTTTGCTCGCCTTCGTAATGAAAAAGGAGCGCCGGGGGCGGCTGCGTCGTGGTGCCGTTATTCGATGAGGGGTTTTGCGGCTGATACCCGATCGTGGACTGAGGACTGACCAGGATCAGGTTCGAGAGAGCCGTTGCTGCGGTAGTGATCGGTGCAAGCGCGGAGAGGTTTGGCATTTATGACCCCTGTCCCTGCGCCGACATTTGGCGATATGAGTCCTGAACGGCCTTCTTTACGGAATCGGATGTGCGCTTGTGATCGCGTCCGTCGTGCTGAAAGTTCAGGGTTTGGTTGACGTTGATGCTTTGAGAGTTCCCGGCGGGCGCTGGAACAGGAGCAAGGTTCGGCGTAATGACCGAAGGAGCGATCTTTCCGGCACCCGGAGGCGCGGCCATTCTCAGAACTGGAGCGGCAGGAGCCGTTGCAGGCGCACCGAAGAGGTCTTCTCCCATAGCCTTGAAGACACCCGGCATCTCCTTGAAGAATTCGAGAACATCCTGTCCAAGCTGTTCACGCTTTTTGGG